ATGATCGCAAGAATGACGACCGCTCCGGTCGCTACCCATAACGCCGAAAATGACGCGGTCGCGGCGGTAGTGGCGGCGGTGACCGCAACCTCAGAGGCGACTACGGCGCCGTTAGACGCGGCTAGCCCTCCGTTAAGTATCGCGGTAACCGCTTGGATCGTGTTATAGATACCGAGCGCGACATTAGCGGCGATGATCGCGGCGGCAAGAGTTCCGATAACGGCAACGATCGTAACGATTAGCCCGGTGTTATTTTGGACGAACGTCGCCAATTTGGTTAGAGCCGGGAGCATTTTATCCACGAGCGGGAGAACGGCGGCGCCTATTGACTCTTTAGCCTCGCCCATCTGGATCCCGAAACTCTTAAATTTTCCTTGCGCGGTGTTCGCGGCCTTGGACGCTTGTCCCTCGAATGTTTCCGATAGTGCGGCCATAACCTCGTCGGTAGACGCGCCGTCCGCGATTAGTTTCGTGAGCGCCGGATCTAGTTTTTTGAGCGGTCCGAGTTGCCCGTTAAACGCTTTAGAGAGCGCGTCCGAAACGGCGCCGAGGTCTTTCCCGGTGCCCGCGGAAACATCGAGCGCGATCCCTAAAAGATCTTGAGCCTTGGTTATATCTCCGGTGCCTCTAACTAGAGAGTCCAGAGCGGGACGGAGTTCGTCGTCGGCGACGGCGGCCGCTACGGAAGTCTGAGAGATAAATTTCTCTACGGCGGCGATCTGACTATCGGTCGCGCCTGTGGAGTTGCGTAACGATCCGGCTAGTAACTCTTGCGCGGCGGCGTCCTCTACGGCGGCCTTAGTCGCTGAGACAAGTCCGGCGGCTACGGCGACAAGAGCGGCGGCGGCGGGGACGGCCGCCTTTTTAATAGCGAATTGGGCTTTAGCGCCGGCGCCCTCCAAACTCTTAAAGTCTGCGACCGCTTTATCTAAACCTTTAGGGTTCCATTCGCTAATAATTGGGACGGAGATACTCATCGCTTTACCTCCACGATGTTACGTCCGACTTCGGCCATGACTCGCGCGACGATCGGCTCTAATTCTTTTTGGAATAGGTCTATGGAATTTTCCGCGCCGGCCCACATAAAGCGGGACGCTCCGCGACCGATCGCTCCGTCTAACGCGGTATGGAAATTAGGTCGGGCTCGAAACGCGTTTTTACTTTTCATTCCTCCAGCACGTCCGGCCATATCTGCCATGATAAGCGGTCCGCCCTTGGCGATGATCTTGACCGTTCCGACGGTTTCGTAGACGGCGCCGGTGGCGGCGTTTCTTTTTCTTGCGTTTCGAGTGTCTACTTTTAGAACGATGTTTTTATCTTGGCCGCGTTTCCAGCCGGTCCGCTTTAAGTGATCCATACCAGAGAGCGGAGCGGTCTCGGGGGATAGTTCACGGATAGCGGCGAGCATTGGCTCCGCCGCTTTTTTTATGTCTTTACCGATCTCACGGCGGAGCGCCGGCTGAGTTTTGTTTAACTCTTTGAGCGCGCTTTTAAGACCGACGACCTCAACGGACGCGGATACGCTCATCTTTTAGCCCGGCGTTTCTTGTTAATTATCTCCGCGAGTGTTACGAGCATGGCCCCATCGTTTACTAATTCGGACGGCGGGATCCCGGTCTCCGCGGCAACCTCGGCGACTAATCGTCCGAGGCTACCGCTTGGATAGGGTCCGCCGTATCGCCCTCTAAGACGTCAAGGTTTTTTATCTCTTGGGCGAATTGGTCAAAAGTTTTTCCGCTGACGTTGCCCGACATTTTGCCAGCCTCGTAAGCGATATAAGCGAGGTCCTCCAAACCGAGTCCGTCGGTCTGGATCTTGCTCGCTTTGGTTTTATATTTGCGTTCCCAAAGCATGATTACCCACGGGGTCGTAGTGACCTCGTAGGAGTCGCTGAGTGTCTCGACACGTAGACGGAGTTCCATCGGATTAGGCGAACGTGACCGCGCCGGATACGGCGAAAGTGAGGTCAATTTCTAGCGCGCTATCTGCGGCGCCACCAGCGACGGGGAAAACCGGAATAATGTTCCCGGTTGCGGTTCCGCCGTTGGGGAGGCCCATCTCAAAAGCGACCGCGGTTCCTGCGGTGGCGGCGGTTACGAGAGCGTCACAAAATGAGCCGGCCTCGCCCCAATCTTGGAACGCTTTAACGCCGAGTTCCCACGTGACCGGTCCAGAGACGGCCGCGTTAGAAGTTAGCGAGATGTATTGATCCACGGTCTGCGATGGTGTGAGTGTGACCTCGGAACATTGGACGGAGTAATCAACCGAGTTTATTTCTACGGTGAGTTGGCGTCCTGTCTGAACGAATAAAGGCATTTTAGGGTCTCCTTGCGGTAGTTGTAATGGTGAGGTTATAGGACGGGAGGTCTTGGTTTCCGACATTGTAAACGCCGGAGACGCCTCCCGTGGTGACTAGACCGGGGAGCGCGATAATCACGTCCGCGAGTTCTAACACTTTTTTCATACTGTCCCGGTTGCCCGGAGGCGGAGCGACACAAGTAACCGAGAAATTTATTTGGACGAGCGACGCGCTTAACGGGGTGATACCGGGCGGGTCCACGATCACGGCCGGCGGTCGGAGGTTCCGAACGTCGTCCACTACCGGGAGCCCGGCGTCCTCGAGTAACTCTATAACGAGATCGTAGGAGTCGTTTAAGAGGCTCATACGGCTACCGGACGGTTACAACCTAGGAGTTTTAAGATCTGCCCCATAGAGCCGATAGGCGCGACGGTAGACATGTCTTGGAAACTCTGATAGGAGTCCACGGATCCGCGTTCACGATAAAGCGCGGAGGCATACAAGACGACCGCGAGACGACAAGCCTCGTCGGGGACGGCGTTTACTAGATCGTCATACGCGCTCGAATAACGGCGCCTATAGCACCATTCGTTCCCGGCTTTAACCGCGACGTCTAAATAAGCCTCGTCCTCGGCGCTCGCCGGCTCTACGCCAAGAAAACCTAGGACGTCCTCATCGTCTGCCCACGTGACCGGGACGTTTACGCGGCCCGGTGTGTCTGCGAGAGCGTGATTATGGTTCCCGACGTCGTAGGTGATCGTGAGATCGTCGGTATCTATCGCCGTAATGACATGAGTCCCGTTATAGGTCCCGTTCGCCATGACGCCGGCTACGTGGACGGTATATCCGACATAGAGCCCGGTGACGTCGGAGAGCGTGAGCGTATGGTCTCCAGAGACGGCTACCGCTTTGATAACTCGTTTCTCTAAGGCCATGGCTCACACTCTCCTAGTCGTTGGGGTTTGGGGATCAGAGCAGGAGCGAACCGGTGCTTAGCGCAATGTCTGCCACGGCGAAAATGCCGCGGAACGCTAGACGGGTTGAGAGGGTCGCTGGTTGTTCTACTCGAATGGCCCCGCGACGATCCTCATATAACTCCACGGCCGAGGCTGAGAGCATGATCGCGGCGCGGTCGCCGGCGGTGAGACCGAAATCGTCGGAGACGATCAAGGCCAAACCGAGAGGGTTACCGGTGAGCGAGGTCGCTCCGTTGAGAGTACCGGCGGCGTTAGATGGTCCGAGGTACGGGAAAATTCGGTTTCCGCCGGAGTCTTTCGCTCCACCAATCGCGGCCCACACGTGACTACGGATAATCAAGTGGCTAGGCATACGACCGAAACCGTTTTTGATTTCTGCGGCGGCCGAGTAGAGGCTTTCGATAACTTCGTCGCCGTCGGTCCAATCGCTGATTTGTGCGGTCGCGCTGGTTGATCCGTCGTAAACCTGACCGAGAGCGTAGGTCTCGGTGGTCTTGGCGTAAACGTTCGCCATGTCTGCGAGGACTCGCTCAACCATTGAGGGTTCGCTGAAACTCTGAGCCTGTTCCGAAATGTCCAAGTATCCGCCGAAAAACTTTTTATCAACTTGGATACGGTCTACTTCGTATTTCTGTGAGGCGAGAGTGTCAAACTCTGCGGCCTGTAAAGCGACGGCCGTGTGCTGGCTCACTTTGCGGCGGAAAAACGACTCGCCTCCGGCTGGCGGTGCGAAAGTTCCGCGGGCCGCGATGAACGGGCGCTCGTCTGTGAGTGTGTCGAATACGTCGCCGATGAGCGGCTCGGGGATCATGCCGGGAATATCTGAGACGACGCCATTAGCGGCTCGGACTTCCGGAGTCATGTTCCCGGAGACGAGTCCGGAGATGTAATCCGACGCGCTAACGCGGCGGGCGGCCTTAACGATGATCGGCGACGTGGTGGACGTTGCCTCGGTTGTAATTGGTTCCATAGTTTCTGTTTCCTCCTCGGAAATTTCGGTTTTCTTTTTGTTGGTTTCGTCCTCGTCGGCGGTCGCCTCGTCGGACTCTTGGTCTTGGTCTTGCTCTGAGGCCGCGACCGTTGCGATCTTGGACTCGGTAAAAGCGCCCCACGGAACGAGTGAGAGTTCCCTCCAAGCGCCGGACTCGACGACGAGAGTATCGCCGTCGTAGTGGAATTTTTGGACGTCTACTCCGACACTTACGGAGTCGAGTACGCCGTCGGCCGCGAGGACGAGAGCCTCGTCGCCTGCGGCGGTCGCGGAGATCTTGGCGGCGAACATCATTCCCTCGGACGTGCTAACTCGTTCGGTAACGACGCCGATCGGGTTGGTCGGTGAATGGTCGCGGATTAGTTTTGGAGCGGGTCCGTCGGTTGGGAGCGATCCCTCTAGAAACATGACGGGACCGGTAGAGGCGTTAGCGGGAATATTCCACGGGACCGCGACTCCGGTAATTTCACGCTTGGGCGTTCCGTCGGCGGCCGCGACCGTGAGAGAACTTTCCGACGCTCGAATAGTGAGTTTCATCTGTTACTTCCTTGCGGGGTTGGTTGGTCTTGTGGTTGGTCCATTGGTGCCGGGTCTGGACTATGGAC